TTGTATTTGTTACCTACAATGTCGATTCGATCCCACTTGGTATAGTCGTATGCCTCATGTTCGTTCGTTGGAGCCCGATATTCGCCTGTTTCTTTATGTCGATACATGGCAGTGCCAGCGGTATGTGGAGCATCTGGTGTTAAATAGCATACACCAGCCCATGTACTCGTATGATCGCAATGAATCCACGTTCTATCTGAAGCGGTAGCATATTGAAAGGCGCCAGTATAACCCGAATCTTCGTGCCAATTAGAAATCTTTCCGACTGGATTCATCCAATGTTGAATGCAATCTTTGACATCTTGTGTCAAGAAAGAAGGTGTTCGTTTTCCTGGATAGTTGCCTGTGACACTAAATTCTTGCGTCAGAGCGAAAGCTCGCACGGCGTCTGGATTGATATAGAAGTTATCAATAATCATCAAGTCTAAATTCATAATATTTCAATTCCTCATCGTGTACTGGCTGTATTTATAATGCTTATAAATAACTAAAGGATAAATATAGTAAAAGAGGTATTCGATGGCAACTCCTACTACAAAAGCGACATTTAAAGAGTATTGCCTTCGGAAGCTCGGCAAACCAGTTATTGAGATTAACGTTGACGATGATCAAGTCGATGATCGCGTCGACGAAGCGATTCGTTACTGGTATGACTATCACTTCGATGGCTCAGAAAGAATATACTATAAGCACGCAATTACAGAGACTGACGTAGCAAATAAGTATATTACTCTTCCTGAAAATATTATTGGAGCAGTCAGCATCTTCTCGATGGGAGATCCTTCTATTCGCTCTGATGATCTTTTTAATATTCGTTATCAAATAGCTCTGAATGATATTTATACGCTGACAAACGTATCTCTCGTTCCATATTACATGGTCATGGAGCATCTTGCTCTCATGACAGAGCTTCTTGTTGGTAAACAACCAATTCGATATTCGAGACACAAAGATCGTCTTCATATTGATATGGACTGGAATACTGTTGCTATCGGAGAATTCTTGCTCGTAGAAGCCTATGAAGTTATCGATCCAGAAACTTATACGGATGCATACAACGATCGTTGGTTGCAAAACTATGCTACGACTCTCATTAAAGAACAGTGGGGTTCGAATCTTACAAAGTTTACCGGTATGACTTTGCCCGGTGGAGTGCAGTTTAACGGAGAGAAAATCTACGATGATGCTGTTGCCGAAAGAAGAAAACTTGAAGAAGAGATGATCTCTGGCTATTCCTTGCCGGTTCTCGATATGATAGGTTAACCCTATGACAACCAATTTCTATTTCAACAATTTTACAAATAGTCAAGAGCAGATCTTAATCGAGGATCTGGTTCTCGAGTCTATTCAAATATATGGTCACGATGTATTCTATTGCCCACGTACACTCATAGCTAAAGATGAAGTCTACGAAGAAGATTCATTATCACAGTACAACAGTAATTATTTAATTGACATGTATATTCGTAGCTATGAGAGTTATGAAGGTGACGGGCAATTCTTATCGAAGTTTGGTCTCGAGATTCGAGATCAGGTTACATTTACTGTCTCTGTTCGTAACTTTATGAATGAGATTGGATCAGTAGAAATGATCGATCGTCCTCAAGAAGGCGATTTGATCTATCTTGCCATGGCTGATCGTTTGATGTATGTCAAGTATGTGAATAAAACTCCTGTCTTTTATCAGATGGGCGCTATTCAGATGTATGATCTCGTTTGCGAGATGTTTGAGTATGGAAGCGAGCAGTTAAATACTGGTATTGAAGCCATTGATAGCATTGAGAAATTAAGCAGTCTTAGCCTCGACGCCTTTGGAATCTTGACGAATGACAATTTACTTCTGATTACTCAAGAAGGAAATCCAATCATACAAGGCAGCTATGATTTTGGTACTCAAGCCGGAGATGCATTCGAAGATAATGTCGAGTTTGAAACAGACGGGGACACTATCCTTGACTGGACGCAAATAGATCCGTTTAGTGAAGGACAAGTATAATGTTTGGAAGAACATGGAATCATGATAGTTTAAGAAAATACATCATTGTATTTGGAACTGTCTTTAACGACATCTATATCAATCGACTCAGCACGACTGGAGAAGTCCTTCAGACTCTCAAAGTTCCTTTGACTTACGGACCAAAAGATAAAATACTTGCGAGACTCGATCAAAGCCCGAGACTCGATAATCAAGTAGGTATCATTCTTCCTCGCATTTCTTTTGAAATGACGACTATGGAATATGATCCTACTCGCAAGTTAAATACTTTGAATAAGCTAACTAAGCAATCTGCGACTGCTGGAACTGATGACGAAGTCAAGTATCAGTATCAACCTGTTCCGTATGATATGCAGTTTGAGATGAATATCTTAGTCAAGAACGCCGAAGATGGAACACGAATTGTAGAACAAATCGTTCCTTACTTTACACCCGCTTTTACTGTGAGTGTGAATGTTGTACCAGAAGTCGATAGTGCTCGCGATATTCCTATTATTCTAAATAGCATCTCTTCTCAAGATCAATATGAAGGTAGCTTCGAACAAAGAAGAGCTTTAATATGGACACTCAACTTTACATTGAAAGGTTGGTTGTACGGACCATCAAAGAAATCAAAACTAATTAAACACGCTGAAACTGTATTTAGATTTCCAGAAGATGTCGCGACCGGAAATACTAATAGCACAGCGAATACGATAGTAGTGACTTCGCGGCCTGGATTGACAGCAAATGGACAACCTACTACCAATACTGCTTTAAGTATTTCGTATGAAGATATTATAAGTACAGATAACTATAGCATTATTAATACAATTACTGAGAATATCTAATGAGCAATGAACTTGATAAATTTTTAAACATCGCCGCAGGCGAAACTCTTCCGGCTGTGATTGAAAAAAAGATGAGCACGCAAGTCTCGGCCGACTTTGAGTTTGCTCGCGAGAATATGATGGAAGTCATTAATAAAGGGCAAGAAGCTCTCTTCGATCTGATGGATGTGGCAAAACAAAGTCAACATCCAAGAGCATATGAAGTGCTTGCTGGAATGATGAACACGATGGTTGGAGCGAGTAAAGATCTTCTGGATTTACAAGTCAAAAAGAAAAAACTGATGGAAGATGATCCAACGGCTACAGCTCAACAGGTCACAAACAATTTGTTTGTCGGGTCGACTGCAGAATTACAAAAATATCTAAAGCATCATAAAGATGGCGAGTGAAAATTACTTAGGTAATCCTCGGTTAAAAAGAGCCGACACAAAAGTCGAGTATACTCCTGAGCAAGTTGCAGAGTATATCAAATGCTCTACTTCATCTTAACTTACTGTAAGATTGTCAACATCGACAAGGGTTTGATCATGTTCCCGCTCTGGGAATTCCAGAAGGAAATGATCCTTGCATTCGAAGAGAATCGCTTCGTTATCTGTAAGATGCCTCGTCAGGTTGGTAAGACGACTACCGTTGCTGCTTACTTGCTTTGGAAAATAGTATTTAACGAAGAATATTCGATTGCTATTCTCGCCAACAAAGACAGACAGGCTCGAGAAATCCTTGGTCGTATTCAGTTGATGTTCGAGCATCTTCCGAAGTGGCTTCAGATGGGTGTTACAGAATGGAATAAAGGTAACATTAAGCTCGAGAATGGATCTGAAATCCTTGCTTCTGCTACCTCATCTTCTGCTATTCGTGGTACTTCTCAGAACATGGTTTACCTCGACGAGTTTGCCTTCGTTCCGACCAACATTCAAGACGAGTTCTTCGCGTCGGTTTATCCTACCATTTCATCTGGTCAAAGTTCGAAGGTTTTAGTCACATCGACGCCGAATGGCATGAACATGTTCTATCGTATCTGGACAGAGTCTGAAGAAGGTAGAAATGCTTATGCTCGTGTTGACGTTCACTGGTCGCAGATTCCAGGTCGTGATGAAGCATGGAGAGAACAGACGATCAGTAACACGTCTGAAGAACAGTTCAGACAAGAATATGAGTGCGAGTTCCTTGGATCTTCGAACACTCTGATTCATCCTACCAAACTTCGTAATATGGTTTATAAAAATCCAATTGCTCAGGCAGACGGTGGATTGAAGATCTACGAAGAACCAGAACCAGACACAATCTATGCTATCGTGGTTGATACTGCTCGAGGAGCCGGAGCCGACTATTCTGCTTTCATTGTCGTGAACGTATCAACGATGCCATATCGACAAGTCGCAGCATTTCGAAATAATCTAATATCTCCATTGATATATCCAAATATTATCTATGGTGCTGCAGTCAAATACAATGATGCGCTTGTTCTTGTCGAAACAAATGATATTGGTCAACAAGTCGCTGACATCTTACACTATGATCTTGAATATGACGGAGTTCTGGTGACTGCGAATAACGGTAGAACAGGTCAAAGTTTATCAGGTGGTTTTGCTACTACGACACACTATGGAGTCAAAACATCAAAACAAGTGAAGAGAATTGGCTGCGCTACACTCAAGACTCTTGTTGAATCTGATAAGTTCTTAATCTATGATTATGATACGATCTACGAGTTGACTCGTTTCTCATTGAAGAATAGTCTGAAAGGTAATCAGTCTTACGAAGCCGAAGATGGTAATGATGATATGGCGATGTGTTGCGTGCTCTTTGCTTGGTTGACTACTCAGCCATATCTGAAAGAGATTACAAATATTGATATTCGTATGCAGATTTACGAGCAAAATGAGAAGATGCTCGAGCAGCAAATGCTACCATTCGGTCTCATGAGTACAGGCGATGATATACATGACGAAGAAGTCAATGAACCGCTCTTTGACGGTGGTCCAAGAGATGATTTTTGGGTAGCACAAAAACGCGGTTTTTTTGAAGGAAACTTTTAATATCAAATTAAATATACGATTAATCTGGCGTTTTATGAACAAATGCCCTAATTTAATGAAGTTATAAATAAAGCAAATGCAACTTACATGACTAACCTTTAAAGGGAGATAACAATGGCGTTTCAAGTCAGCCCAGGAATCAATGTTTC